GGTTTTTCGAGAATTTCGGCTTTCCGCTAGTCACAGAAACAAATTCTAGGTTAAAGGTTAAGATGGCTAAATTGATGTCATATTCAGAATATGCCCGACATAGAGGGTGTAGTCCTGCAAATATCACAAAAGCTATATCTAGGGGCAAAATAACGCCAATTAACGGCAAAATAGATCCCGATAAAGCAGATCAAGAGTGGATTTCTAATTCTTCACGTTTACAGAACCGAGAAAAGAACTTTCAATTGGCTGAAGAAGTCGCACCCGATACATCGGCAATGTCATTAGCTAGAATCAAGGCGATGCACGAAGGGCTAAGAGCTAAAAAAACAAAGCTAGAAATCGACCAGTTGGAAGGAACATTAATCGATGCAAAGGCGGTTAAAGATGCTTCTTTTAAACAGGCTCGGTTAGTTCGTGACACCTTATTAAGTATTCCTAACCGTTTAGCACCTGTGATTGCTAACGAAACCGATGAACATCGAGTTCATGAATTAATACACGAAGAAGTCGTTTCAACATTAAGAGCAATTAACGGTGATCAACCCTTACAAGTTATTTCGTGAATCCTATACAGAGGGTTTGCAATTAGATCCTGATCTTTCAGTAAGTGAATGGTCAGATGAATTTAGAGTTTTACCAAGTAAAGGAAGTGCGGAGCCAGGAAAATGGAGAACAAGCAGAACACCATACCTAAAGGAGATATTAGATTGCCTTTCACCGAAATCGTCAGTCGAGAAGGTGGTCTTTATGAAGGGATCACAGTTAGGTGGGACGGAAGCAGGAAATTGTTGGATCAGTTTTATAATCGCTCAAGCACCTGCACCAACGATGGTAGTACAACCGACAGTCGAACTCGCAAAGAGGTGGTCAGTTCAAAGACTAGCACCGACAATCAACGAGACCCCAATTCTGAGGACTAGTGTATCAGATCCTAAATCAAGAGATTCGGGTAACACGCAATTGGTTAAGGAATTTAAGGGAGGAATCATTGTCGCCACAGGAGCTAATTCTGCGGTCGGTCTTAGAAGTATGCCTGTGCGTTATCTTATGCTTGACGAGGTTGATGCTTATCCTCTTGATGCAGATGGTGAGGGTGATCCAGTTAGTTTGGCGATTAAAAGAACCGCTACATTTAGTCGGCGAAAAATTCTTGAAATATCTACACCAACGATTAAAGGCATATCAAGAATCGAGCGTGAATATAATGCTTCTGATGCTCGCAGGTATTTTGTCCCATGTCCTTTTTGTAAATCAGAACAATTTTTAAAATGGCAGAATATAGTTTGGGACAAAGATGAAGATGGAAACCATTTACCAGAAACAGTTAGGTATGAATGTGAATCTTGCGGAGAACATATACCAGAACATCACAAAGGTGAGATGCTTTCCAAGGGTAGGTGGGTTGCAACTAACACAAGTAGTAATAACCGCACAGTCGGGTTTCATTTAAATTGTTTATATTCACCCGCAGGTTGGAAGTCTTGGGAAGAATGTGTCAGGGAATTTTTAGAAGCAAAAGAAGATCGGTATATGTTAAAGACTTGGACTAATACAGTTCTTGGTGAAGTCTTTGAAGAACAAGGAGAGGGTGTGGAATATGAATATTTATATGCACGCAGAGAAGATTATACTTGTGACCCATTACCTGAAAAAGTTTGTTTACTAACCGCAGGTATTGATACACAGGATGATCGTATTGCGGTTGAAGTAGTCGGGTGGTGTATAGGTGAAGAATCTTACAGTTTAATGTATGAAGAAATCCCAGGCGATCCGGGAGGTACTCAAGTATGGGATAAATTAGATGATTTGCTCAATATTAATTTTAATCACCCAAGTGGTACTAAATTAACGATAGCATCCGCATTTATCGATAGCGGAGGACATCATACAGATTCGGTTTACCGATATTGCGCACAAAGACAAATTAAACGTATTTATGCTTGCAAAGGATCTTCAGTTGCAGGTAAACCTGTAATTAGTAAACCTTCAAAGATTGCGAGGTCAACTGCTTTACTTTTCTCGATTGGAACAGATACCGCTAAAGAGGTAATTTATTCACGACTGAAAATAGGCGAACCCCAAAAAGGGTTTATGCACTTTCCTTTCAGTTATGATCGTGAATACTTTTTAATGCTAACCGCAGAAAAGGTAGTGACCAAGTTTTCTAAAGGGTTTCCTAAAAGAGAATGGGTTAAAACTAGAAGAAGAAACGAGGCATTGGATTGTCGTGTATATGCGTTTGCTTCTTTCGTAGCGTTAAACCCAAACTTGGAATTATTATATTCAAAACTTCAAGGTTCTGAACAACCTAACGAAGTATCAACAACTAATCGAAGAATAAAGAAACAAGCAGGTTGGGTCAGTTCCGTAAGGAACAGACGGTATGGCTAACCTTTTTGATTCGGCTAATTATTCTGAACACGAACCCACCATTGAGGAATTTGGTAGGCCGATAGTTGCAGGTGATTATACTGCATGGAAAAGAACCGATCTAAATTCTGATTATTCCACCTCTCTTTACACGTTAACGTATCAAGCCCGATTAGAGAACGCAGGGTCCACAAACATTTCGTTAACGGCTACTGAGTCAAATAACGAGTATTTAATTGAAGTAACTTCTACTGCATCGGCTAGTTATACAGTCGGCATTTATCATTGGGATGCCTTCATAACTCGTGATTCCGATTCAGCAAGAATCCGTGTTGATTCTGGTCAATGGGAAGTTATTGCAAACCTAGCTTCTGCGACCACAGATCCAAGATCACAAAATAAAAAAATACTTGATGCCATTGTTGCGATTATCGAAGGCAGAGCATCACAAGATCAGATGAGCTATTCAATTGCGGGTAGGTCACTTTCAAGAATGTCAATCGATGATCTTTTACAGTTCGAAGGTGTTTACAAAGCAAGATGGTTGCGTGAGCAAAGAGAGTTAAGAAATAAAGAAGTCGGGGGCAATGATTCAATCATCTTGACTAGGTTGCCAACATGAAGATTTTAGATTTTTTTAAACGAGATAAACCGACTTCGAAGAAGAAGTTTTTTCAAAGAAATTTTGCCTCTGCGAAGTATGACAATTTATTCCATGGTTGGAGAGGTACAGACCTTAGTGCGGATCAAGAGTTAATAAATAATTTGCAAGTGATTCGTAACCGCGTGAGGCAGGTATGTAATGACGATGTGTATGCACGCAGATTTCTTTCAATGACAAAATCAAATGTTATTGGATCTGACGGTATAATTTTACAATCAAAAGCTAAACGTGATGATGGTACGTTTGACACAGTTGATATTCAAACAATCGAAACCGCTTGGAAGAAATGGGGTGAAGAAAAAAGATTTGCTTCCGCAGATCGAAGGCTTAATTGGTTAGATATTCAAAGACTCGTAATTGAAACACTTGCTCGTGATGGTGAGGTTTTTATTCGTATGGTTCGAACACCTGACAACCCTTTTAACTTCAGTTTATTTATTATGGAGGGTGATTGGTTTGATCTAAAGAAAAACGAGTTTCTAAATGAAAATAGAGTTATACGAATGTCAATTGAGCAGAATGGTTTTGGCGAACCAGTTGCCTACCATCAACTGCAATACCAACCTAACAATAATTATGTAACCGACCCATTTACTAAACCAACTGAAAGAGTTTCGCCTGATGAAATTATTCATTTATACATAATGGAAAGACCCGGGCAAAGTCGTGGTATTCCTTGGATGAATACCGCATTGCGTGGTTTAGAAATGTTGCACCAATATCATGAATCTGAATTAGTTGCTTCACGAATAGGCTCAAGTGCTATGGGCTTTTTTACTTCTCAAGATTCGCAAGGTTACACAGGTGTTGATAAAGATGAATCTGGAAACATAATAACCGAGTTTCAGCCAGGAACCTTTCAGCAGTTACCAGACGGAGTAAAATTCGAACCCTTTACTCCTAACCACCCGACTAATGCTTTTCCTACTTTCGTTAAATCGATCCTTAGAAGTATTTCTTCAGGTTTAGGTGTTTCCTATAACGCACTAAGTTCTGATTTAGAATCGGTCAACTTTAGTTCGATCAGAGCAGGTGTTATGGAGGAAAGAGTAGTTTGGCAAACACTTCAAAACTTTATGGTTAATAATTTTTGCCGACCTGTTTTTAACAACTGGTTAAGAATGGCAATAGCTTCTGGTGAGTTAAACTTGCCAATGCAAAAAATAGATAAGTTTGAAAATGTTACTTGGGTACCTCGTGGTTGGTCTTATGTCGATCCGCTTAAAGAAATCAATGCTCATAAGGTTGCACATGAAATGGGTGTTGAATCTTTAACCGATATTGCTTCAAGTAAAGGTAAGGACCTACAAGAAATATTTGAAAAGATAAAACGTGAAAACGAACTTGCAGAACAGTTAGGAATAAGTTTACCTCAAAAAGAGGATGCCGTTACAATCGCCGTAGATGAGGAACCAGATGCCGAGATATAAAGGTGTTGAAATAAATACAAAACCAACAGCTAGTATGGCTCGTGAAGCTACACTAGGTTTGAAGTGGAGAAAAGAATACGGCAGGGGTGGTACACAGGTTGGTGTCGCAAGAGCAAACCAGTTAAGAAGAAGAGACACTTTAAGCTTTCAAACAGTAAAAAGAATGAAAGCTTACTTTGACCGACACGAAGTTGATATGCGTGTACCTAAAAATAAAAACCCTAAACATAAAGATTATCCAGGTGCAGGAAAAATTGCGTGGCTATTGTGGGGAGGTGATTCAGGAAGATCCTTTGCCAATCGAATAGTTAGAAGATTAAATTCTATTGATGAAAGGAGTGACGAAATGGAACTCGAAGAAAGGCACATAAAACAAGTAACCGAAACCGAAGATTCATTCATTATCGAGTTTGGTAAATTAGAAGAAAAAGAAGAAGAAATTGAAGAAATCGAAACACAGGCAATGGATGAAGAAGAAAAATCTTATGATGAAGAAGAAGAAAGAGAAGAAGATGAAGAAGAAGAAAGAGAAGAAGATGAAGAAAGATCCTTTTTAAATAATGAAATTACTTACAGAACTTTTCTTCTTGATCGACAAGAAATTGATGAAGATACCCGAACAGTACAATTGGCGTTTTCTTCAGAAGAACCAGTTCAAAGAAGTTTTGGAACGGAGGTGTTAAGTCATGGTGGTGAAAGTGTTCGCCTTGGCAGGTTGAATAATAAAGCACCATTGCTTATTAACCACCAACAAGAGCCCGTCATTGGTGTAGTAGAAAGGGCAACAATTGATTCTGATAAAGTCGGAAGAGCCATTGTTAGGTTTGGCAGATCAGCTATGGCAGATGAGATTTTTCAGGACGTTAAAGACGGAATTAGAAATCAAGTAAGTGTCGGATACAGAATACATAAAATGGAAAAAGATAGTGAGACAGATGATGCACTTTACCGAGCAGTTGATTGGGAACCCTACGAGGTAAGCATGGTTAGTATTGCCGCCGACCAATCAGTAGGTGTTGGAAGAAGTGCTGAAACAATACCAGTTACAAATTCCACTATTGAAAGGAAACCGAAAATGGAAGTTCAAGAAAAAGCACTTGATGTTAATGAAGTGCGAAAATCCGAAGTTAACCGCATTCGTGAAATCGAATCGATTGGTGCTGAATTAAACAAACAAGAAATGGCCCGACAGTTTATCAACGAGGGTCGATCTGTTGAGGAATTTAGCAAAGAGGTTTTAAAGACCTTAAAGCAGGTCGAAGTTAAGCCGGACAACATTGATATGACTCCTAAGGAAGTTAGAAGTTATTCAATGCTAAGAGCCGTTGAAGCTTCTTTATCAGGGGATTGGTCTAAAGCAGGTTTGGAGCTTGAAGCATCACAGGCAGTAGCTCAAAAAACTGGAAAAGAAAACCGTGGTGGAAATCGTGGCTTTTATCTTCCAAATGACATCAGGATACAAAAACGTGACCTGACTGTTGGAACTGCTACCGCAGGTGGAAACCTTGTAGGAACAGATCACTTAGGTGCTCAGTTTGTTGATGCTCTTAGAGCCAGAATGGTAACTCGTGAATTAGGTGCGCAAACTCTTTCGGGATTGCAAGGGGATATTCAGATCCCTGCACTTAACGCAAAAACCACGGTTTACTGGGTAGCCGAAAATGCAGCCCCAACTGAAGGTGCGCCTACTTTCAGGCAAATCTCAATGTCACCTAAATCGGTTTCTAGTTACATCGATGTTTCAAGAAAACTTATGGCGCAATCAGATCCGTCTGTTGAGCAAGTAGTTCGAAACGATGTGCTTGACCAGTTGGCACAAGCTGTTGATACCGTTGCACTAAACGGGGGAGGTTCAAACGAGCCAACAGGTATTTTGCAGACCACAGGTGTGGGAGATGTCGCTATTGGCACCAATGGTGGAGCAATTACTTGGGCCAAAACAGTTGATGTTTTTGGAACACAGGATACCGCTAATGCTTTAAGTGGAAATCTTGCTTGGTGTACTACCCCAAGTGTACGTGCAGAAATGATGACGATTGATCGTGCATCTAATTTCGGACAATTCATTCTTACCGATCCCAATGAATTAATGGGATACAGAATGATTGCTTCAACCAATGTACCTTCGACTTTAACCAAAGGTACTACCTCTGGAAGTTGCCATGCTTTGATCTTTGGTAACTGGTCGGAACTTTTTATTGGCGAATGGGGATCTTTAGATGTTTTGGTTGATCCTTACAGCAACTCGACTACCGGGGCAACACGACTGTCATTTTTCTATGATGTCGATGTCATGGTAAGGCACGCTGAATCATTTACTGCGATTCAAGATATCACAGTAAGCTAATCCGTTAATAAAAGCCGTTAGATGCGCCACTATGCGTGTTTAACGGCTAACTTCTTAGGAAAGTATGCGATTAAAATTTAAAGCTAATTGTCGGGCAAATAAGCAAGGTTACAAAATCGGTGATGTCGCTGAGATACCTAACGAAGAAGCAATGTTGCTTATCGGAATGGAACGTGCGGAACCGACTGAAGAAATGCCTGCTAAAAAACTGACAACCGAAAACGGACCAGTTAAGAAAACACGAAAGAAAAATGCCACTTGAGACGTCTGCGGATCTTGATGCGTTTTTTGATACTGATACCCACGGGGTTTCTATATCTTTCACTCCTTCTGGTGGGAGCAGTAGTTCTATTAATGGCATATTCAATAACGAGTATCAGCTTGTGGATGCTGGGGAAGTCGGCGTTGAAGCACAAATACCAATCATTACTGTTAAAACGTCAGATGTTTCAGCAGTAGCCCATGGTGATACTTTTGTAATTAATAGCACTACTTATAAAGCGGTTAATATAAGACCAGATGGAACGGGTATTACAGAAATTATGCTTGAAGAACAATAGTGGCTAGTCATTTAAGGCAACAGATTAGAGAAAGAGTGGCAACCTTGTTAACAGGTTTAAGCACTACTGGTTCTAATGTTTTTCAAAGTCGTGTGTATCCGTTACAGCAATCTAGTTTGCCGGGGATTTTAATTTATACTAATGAGGAAGAGTCTGAATATTTATCAACTGGTGATACACGATTAGTTGAAAGCAAATTATCTTTGTCAGTAGAAGCTTATTGTCAAGGAACAGCAAACTTTGACGATACGATTGACACAATTTCAAAAGAAGTTCAGGTTGCAATTGCAGGTGATAGATTTTTAAACGGTTTAGCCAAAGAGGTGATGTTAAATTCTACTGAAATAAGTTTTGACGGAACATCAGAAAAACCTATTGGTTACATCTCAATGCTTTATATAGTCGATTACCATTTTGATGAAGATGCGCCAGACGTTGCAAAATGAGAGTTAATATTCAAGCAGATGTAAAAGAGTTTACACGCAAGTGGAACAGTACACGCAGAAAAAAGATTCCATCAATTATAAGAAACACATTAAATGATTTAGCAATGGGATCCAGAACACGCTTGCAACAAACATTACCAAAGTATGTAGATAAACCAACGCCTTTTACATTAAAATCTATTTTGTTTGAAAAAACAGATAAACATAAGCTTGAATCAAAGGTCGGATTTTTATCTGCAACCTTTCCTAAAAAAGCTAGGAGAGCAAATATAGGTACATATCCAAGTGATTATATGTCTTTGCTGACACACGGAGGTACACGACTACCAAAAAGAAAAGCAATTGCAGTACCTACAAACAGTTATAAAACAAACAAATTTGGAAATATAAAAAGAGGTGATATCAGAAGATTGTTAAATAAACCAAATTATTTTTCAGATTCAATAAAAGGTCGTGATGGTATATTTAAACGTGATAAAAAAAATAATGTAACCATGGTAATAGCCTTTGAGCCAGAAACGACTTATCAAGGCGGTTATCCTTTTTATAGCATTGTTCGCCATTATGTTAATGGTAATTTTAAAAAGAAATTTGAAAAAAATTTTAAACAAGTATTTGCAAGAGAGGGAATATGATTGAAATGTTTTTTAAGGGTACTGACTCCATTCAGGTTCATCCTTCCAAGGTGGAAGAAATGGAAAGGAAGGGTTGGTCAGTAAATAAACCGTCATCATCAAATAAGAAAGGGAAAGAAGATGGCAACGCACAAGGGAAGTGAAGGTATCGTAAAAATTGGAACAAATACTGTTGCCGAGGTAACAGGTTTTTCTTTCGATGAAACTGCCGACACTATTGAAGACACTGAATTAAGTGATTCCGCTAGGACTTATGTTTCAGATTTAACTTCTTTTAGCGGATCGATTGATTGTATGTGGGATGAAACCGATACCACTGGTCAGGGTGCAATGACCGCAGGAGCATCGGTAACCCTAAATTTGTACCCAGAAGGTGCTACCACAGGTGACACCTATTATTCGGGTACTGCTTTAATTACATCAATTAGTCGGGCAAATGCTATTGGTGCAATGGTAACTGCATCATTTAGTTTTCAAGGAACAGGTGCTTTGACATCATCGACTGTTTAATAACCTTTAATAAAAGAAGGCCATGTCTCAAATACTTGAGTCAGCGAAAAGTCATTTTCGTGAACGATTGTCAGGTGGTTTATCCTCGATTGAAGTTCCTGAATGGGCTGTTGATGGTAAACCATCTGTCATCTATTACAAACCATCACTTAATTTTCTTCAGCAGGAAAAAATTCTTGCTTTAAGTGATCAAGGCAAAAAAGCGGAAGCAATTGTTGAGGCACTTATACAAAGAGCTTTGGATGCTGAAGGAAAACCAATTTTTAGGTCAGTCAACCGACAGGAACTTATGCGACAGGTTGATCCTGAAGTAATAAGTCGTGTAGTTGGTGAAATGTCTGGTGATGAAGTTGATTCGGATGTAGCGGAAAAAAACTAACATCCGATCCTGACTTATATTTTTTATTTCAATTGGCTGAACATTTACATAAGTCAGTTTTTGAAATAATGCAGATGTCAATGAACGAAATATACGGATGGGTCGGATACTTTAAAGTTAAGGAAAGCAAAGAAAAAAAATAAATGGCTAATTTAAAT